CCTCCTTTAGCCGCAACGCCGCTTCGTATGCTATGTCGCCGGAGCCGCCTTCGTCCATGTTAGGCAGCAACCCTTTGCTCCCATAGTCCAATACAAAATCCAAGAGGATCTCTACATCATCAAGCATCTCTATTCCTCCGGTAGGATGTCGTAGATTTCAATTTGGGTGAGTTCATCGTTCCAACCATCAAAATCTGTAATATTTTTGTGCCCATTCTCTAGGTCAGCCATGTCCTCCGGCTCAAGAGTGATCACATACTCAGCACGGATCTTTACCGTGCATTGCTTGTACTTCTTCAAGAACTTGTCCTCCTCGTTCAGTTCCCACTGTAGTGCTTCATGCGGTAGGCTCATGGTGTATCCTTATCTCACTCTCTGTTTCGATTACAACTCGTGCCCCACAAGACAGCAGAGGCTTGTCATTGCCACCATACTTGATGGTTGACGCACCCAAGATTTCTACGGAATGGCAGTATGTATTCTTGCCACCCTCTTTGATTGTGATGACGGGATCGTTTGTGCCATGTTTCTTGTTAGCACGAATACGGTGCTGGTTAACGTGTATGTACTTTTTCATCGTTACTGCATCCACTTCTGTTTGTAAGTGTAACCGGATAGGGTGTACTGTTTGACAGTCTCAAGGTTGATGTTACGGAAGCCACGCTTCTGCACATCGTACACAGTCAACAGGCTGTAGTTGAACTGGTCAGATGATTTACCTCCGGCGTGTTTCTTCACACCCAAGCGGCAGACCATCTTACGAGTTGAGCCATCTGCTTTGACAAAAGTTATACTGAAAAACCTACCACCAGCGCGGCTGGTCAGTTTGTGCTTGAGGAGTTCTACCTCTTTGAAATCACGCTTGCTCATTCTACATTCTCCCATACAGAACGTTATGCACGAAAGGGTCAATGCCCTTATTGAGTTTCAGCTTCTCACCCGTCCAGTCATAATAGCCGTGAATCTTGTTGGCTTTTGTTTCACGGTATTTGAGGATCACAACTTCGTGAACGTCTTGGGGGTGTTCAAGCAATCTTTTTGTGACGGACTCTTTGGCCTCTGTAATCGTCTTGAACATTCGCCGGACAACTAGACGTGTCGGATCATGTGTTTCTGACATCACCCTCAGTTTCTCACCCGTAGGGATTATTTCTGCGTAATACATCGTGTACTCCTGTGTTAAAAACAACGACAAGAATGGTATGGCATGAGTCGGGATCAGTCGTCAATATCTTTTTTTCTTGCGTCTAAGTTGCGCCAGTTTTCTCTTAACTTCCGAGCGATGTACCTGTCGTAACTCTCCCGCCTCTTGTCCGGTATCGTCTTCGGTCTGTTCTGTTTCTCCGACAGGCTCTTGGCTATGGGATTCATTTGCTTTTTTTTCTTGTTCAATTTCACTCTCCATTTCTTCAATTAGGTTGTACAGATATTTCACACGTGCCTTAATTCGTTTTATTCTGGATTCACTCTTCGTGTTCATTTGCTTCCTCCTCTATTTCTTTCATGGTCTTTTCCCACAGGAATATAGGGGTAGTTTCACCTACGTAAGACCCGGCTATGTTGTACATAAAATGTTCGAACGCATCGTCCGCCAACATGTCTTGCATCAGTATATGTAGAATCTTAGTTACATCGTAGACAATACAATCTTCCATGCCTATTCTTTGGCTAACACCAAGCACTGCACTGTCGAATTCATTTGGCAGCTTTTTCATTTTGTTATCTCACATCCTGTTCTTTGTACAGAACCCCATGCCAAAGTTCATACCCCTTGTGCCATTTACATTCGTAAGTGTAGTCTGTGCCCATTTTTGAGCGCATCCTGTCCAACCAGTGATTAGCCTGATCTTCATCAACAAACAAACGACCATGATATGTTGACAGTTTTCTTTTCTCTCTTTCTTTCATAAGGTATCCCTATAGGTAAGCTAACGGTTATTTTACATGATAGGGTAATCCCAATGGGGAACCCTACGGGATTATAATTCTGATTCGAAGAAGCTGTCAACAGAAAATTCATTTGACACAGAATTCGTTTGTCTGTATGCTCGTCACCATGAGCATGATGCACGACTACATTGAGTCCTTGAACATTCAGGGTGGTACACGATATCGATCTGATTGTCCATCTTGCGGACACAAGAATTCATTTGCCGCCTTCAATGACGGGATGAATATCATGTTCAAATGCTTTCACGCTGATTGCAATGTAAAGGGTCGGCTTCGGGTTCGGCTTTCTGCCGACCCTCCGCCTCTGCGTACTCGTAACCGTTACGAAGAACCAGATAAAACTTTGAATTCATTTCAAATTCCAGACACATTTGTAGACATATCCCGAAGTGATGCAGCTATGCGTTACATGAAAGATGTCAATGTGTTCGATGCTTATTCACACCGTACCGTTCGTCTCATGTATGACCAGAGATTGAACCGTGCGGTGTTTTTGATTCGAGACGGTGCAAAAACGGTAGATGCTGTGGGGCGAACCCTTGCAAAAGCCAAACCCAAATGGTACAGATACGGTAAATCAAAACAGCTATTCACTGCAGGAGACGCTCGTAATGCTGTGCTGGTTGAGGACTGTGCGTCGGCCTCATGTGTAAGCCACATGATAACTGGCGTTGCCATGCTGGGTACGTCTTTGTTGAAAGAACACATAGTTCAACTCAAAAAGTTCGACACCGTGTACGTTGCGTTAGATAAGGACGCAACCAAGCTAGGCTTGAAAACTGTCCAGACACTCAAACCTCACCTGAATGTCCGGATGCTTATTCTTGAAGATGATTTGAAAAACATGGAAAGGGAAAGACTGAATGAGTTCATCAGAAGAAAAACCGATTGAACAACAGATTCTGCAATTCATTTTGCACCGCGATTTCTACTCTGGTGTGAAGCACATACTGTCAGAAGACATGTTCGAAGGTTTGTCCAAGACAGTGTTTAGAACAATTCTAAACTGTCACGACGTTGCAACCACGAACCTTACCGCAGGGGAAGTTCATTCAATGTTGCTAACATCCAACCCTGCACTAACCAAGTCAAGTCGAGAGGACTTGGCTGACATGTTCAATTTGATGCGTGACCCATCAGAGCAACAGAACGTTGATTTACACCGTAAGATTGTAGAAGAGTTCTGGGCAAGAGACCAAGCACGTATTATTGGTGAACGAGCCATTGACATATACACTGGCGACTCCACCGACTTTACACCAATCAAAAGCATATTAGACAGAGTGTCGGAGCACAGCATTAAAGGCAGTGAGACCTACACCATATTTGAGGATGATTTCATGCAACTTATAGAAAGCGAAGAAAGAGGTGTGGACTTCCCGTTCGACCTCAACATAATCAAGGACAACCTTCCGGGTATGTCTCGTGGTAATTTGGGCATAATCTTTGCCCGACCAGAAACAGGCAAGACAACATTCTGTGCACATCTTTGTGCTTCCTACATCAAGAACAAGAACAGGGTTGCGTATTGGGCAAACGAAGAGCCCGCCGCCAAGATAAAGCTCAGAATTATCCAAAGCTATTACAAGCTGACAAAACAGGAGATGGTGCAAGATAAGTCTGTGATCAACGAAAAGTACGTGCAGGATATAAAACCGTATCTCACTGTGGTGGATTCAGTCGGCTCGTCTGTCGAAGAGCTTGATCAATACTGTAAACTGTCTGATCCAGACATCGTGTTTGCTGACCAGCTTGATAAGTTTCGCGTGAACGGAGACTTTGGGCGTGGTGATGAACGCCTCAAAGAGATATACATCAAGGCACGTGAGATAGCCAAACGTAACGGACTGTTGTTTTGGGCTGTGTCTCAGGCAAACTATGAGGCACACAATCGTATGAACATCGATTATTCCATGATGGACAATAGCCGGACAGGTAAAGCGGGTGAGGCTGATGTCATTATTGGCATAGGTAGAACCGGAGATGTTGATGACGACAACTACATGCGTTATCTCTGTGTATCTAAAAACAAGGTCAACGGATATCACGGCATGATAAACGCAAACATAGACGTTCAACGGGGGTTCTACTACTAATGGATATCAAACATGCAAGGGGTGCACTTAGCGAGATGATTGCTGCCGCGCAACTAATTAAACAAGGTTGGCATGTCTTTCACAACTTGAGTGGTAACGGCCTGATAGATCTCGTGGCTGTTAATCCTGAAACCGGAGAGACCCGTTTCTACGATGTAAAAACAAAATCGTATCGTAAGGATGGTACGCTCATAAATCGCATAGCCAAACCCCGCCAGAAAAAGATAGGCGTTGAAATCTACATGGTGGACAGAGTGAACATGGAGGAGCTCAATGAACATAGTGACTCTTGATGTGGAGACTACCACAACCAAAAAGCCAAACGGCTCTTGGACACCCTCTCCGTTCTTCAAAAATCTTCTGGTTAGTGTCGGCTACAAACGCATAACTGATGTAGGTGTTGACTACCTCTGCTTTCACCACGAAAAGGAAACACCGACTGCTGGCGGGTTCGAACAGGTTCGTTCTGCTCTTGAGTGGTGCGACCTGTTGATTGGTCACAACGTCAAGTTTGACCTGATGTGGTTGCGTGAGTGTGGTTGGTCTTATGAGGGCAAGCTGTATGACACGATGGTTGGAGAGTACATCCTAGCTGGTTCCCGGCGTTGGCCTCTGAGTCTTGCCGCTCTCGCTGAGAAATACGACGTGGGCACCAAGAAGAAAGATCTCGTTCAACCCTATCTGGATGACGGTATTACGTTTGACAAAATACCCTACGACATTGTAGAAGAGTATGGTAAGGAAGACGTTCTTGTTACGGAACGTATCGCTATCAAACAGGCAGAAGCCTTTGGCACAACGCTTGAGAGGATGTACCATGAGCTCTAGTTTACAGTCCACACTACTTATGTCCTGTGAGATGACAGACGTTCTGTGTGACATCGAACGCGCTGGCATCAAGATAGACAAACAAGCACTGATACAATTGAAGGAGGACTTTGAAAATGAACAAGAGGAACTACGACTCAAGCTCAGAAGCATGGCTCAAACCGCAATGGGCGATACCCCTTTCAACCTTGATAGCCCTGATGATCGTTCTGTCCTGTTCTATTCTCGTAAGGTGAATAACAAACAGGTATGGAAGACGCTCTTCAATCTAGGCACTGAACAACGAGGGGCTACCAAGAAACAGAAGATGCGTACTCGCATGAAGCAAAGCGAGTTCAAACATGCTATTAGCGATAATACAACTGTGATACGACGTACGATTGGCTCTCAGTGTATGCAATGTGAGGGCACAGGGCGAGTTTCATTTGTTCGTAAAGATGGCAGCATGAGTAAGGCCAAGCGTGTTTGTTCAGCGTGTAACGGAAAAGGAATAACGTATGTCGATACTGGTAAGACTGCAGGATTTAAAATCAGCCCTAGAGGAGTCGCTGACGTTGCGGCAGGTGGATTTAAAACAGACAAGGAAACGCTTGAGCAACGTCTTAGTGAGTTGTCCGGAGAGGCTAAAGAATTTGTGGAGGCGTATATCCGATACTCTGCTATTCGAACTTATCTTTCTAATTTTGTGGACGGTATGCTCAACAATCTTGATGATGATGATTTTATTCATCCTGAGTTTATGCAGTGTGTTACTGCTACTGGAAGACTATCTTCGAGAAACCCAAATTTTCAAAACATGCCGCGAGGCTCTACGTTCGTTATTCGCAAAGTTGTTACAAGCCGCTGGGAAGGCGGTAAGATACTTGAGGGGGACTATAGTCAGCTAGAGTTCCGTGTGGCAGGGTTCTTATCAAGCGATGAAGCCATCTACAACGATGTCAGGTCTGGCACCGACGTTCATAACTACACTGCAGAGATCATAGGCTGTAGCCGACAGGAAGCAAAGGCACACACCTTCAAGCCTCTGTATGGCGGTGTAACAGGCACTGATTCCCAGAGAAGATACTACAACGCCTTCAAGGATAAGTATGCGGCTGTGACAGAGTGGCAGGATGACATGCAACGCCAAGCCGTAGATAAAGGATACATAACGTTGCCCTCTGGTAGGCAATACCATTTTCCCGGAACCAAGTGGACAAAGTGGGGCACTGCGACAAACCGCACCGCCATCTGCAACTATCCTGTACAGGGTTTTGCTACAGGAGACTTGCTACCCCTTGCTCTGATTCGTTTGAGCCAACTTCTAAGACAGTCTAAAATAAACAGTGTCATATGTAATACTGTGCATGATAGCATAGTCATGGATGTTTATCCGGGCGAGGAACGTAAAGCAATCAACATGATGGAAGAGGCGATGCTATCTATCAAGGATGAATCACATAGACGTTATGGCATACACTATGATATGCCTGTTGATATTGAGTTAAAAATAGGTGATAATTGGCTTGACACCCAGCTTGTATAACTTTACAATAGAAAAGTTAAACAGTCATAGGAGAAGAAAATGACGAACGATTTAGCAACACTTGAAAACATAAATTTAAAAAATCTTGACGAGTCAGCACTCATGGCTCTGACTGGGCAGGGTGGAGCACCTACCACTGGTTCTGGAAACGGTCTACCTCGCTTGGCAATAAATTACACAGACGAGGACGACGACGGTAACTCTTTACCAAAAGGACATTGGAAACTTATGGTAGATGGACGTTTCGTATACGCTGAAAAGTTGAAACTGCGTCCGTTTAGCAGAATGTACACTTACAGCCACTGGGACGATGAAGAGAAAGGTTTTGTTTCTCAATCAATTCAGACCGGAAGTTTGGGTGACAAGTTTCCAGATTCAATTGGCGGTGAGAAATGTGGTCGCCTGACAAAGGATGAAGAGAAAGAACTGAGTCCAACAGACCCACGACTTCTTCTTTCAAGAGAGGTTGTGTGCAATCAAGTTGTTTATGCGACGGTATCAGGAACTGCAAAAGACGCAGAGGGTAATGATGTCAAACTCGACAATCAACCCGTCGTGGCATACTTCAAGAAATCAGGGTTTCGCCCGGTACGAGAGGCACTTGACCTCATTACGCGCCAGAAGAAACTCATGCAGAAAACTGTGTTTCTGATTGGCACAAAGAAAATGAAGTCTGGTAGTGTAACTTTTTGGGTGCCCACATTTGCTCAAACTGATTACCTCAAAGATCTTGTGCAAGATGACTTGGACCTGATCAAGAAATTCTTGGAGACAATTAAAATCTACAATGAGGGCATCCTTGAGAAGTTTAGGGAAGCTCAAAAACTCAGCACGGAAAGTATTGATGTTTCGTTAGAAGCAGAGCTTGCCGATGCTGACGCTGCCTAAGATACAGGCGGCTCTAGAAAGCGCAGGGCGGGGGACAATCAATCTCCCGCCCGAATTTTCTAATGAGTTTGTTGAATCAGTAGCCGCCTCTATCGAAAAACAATTCAACAGAAAGCCCGACAAATCTGGCATACGCATGTCAGGTTTAGGCAGACCTTTGTGCCAACAACAACATGAGATAGCTGGCAACAAGGAAGATATGGACTACACCACGTTTATGAGGTTCGTATTTGGGGACATGATCGAATCTCTCGCTGTGTTATCCATGAGACTATCTGAAGTTGAAATTGTAGATTTGCAAAAGAAAGTAGAACTGGAGCTTGACCATGACATTAAAATTACTGGGACCCTTGATATCATCATTGACGATGGATCGGGACCAAAGGTTTGGGACATCAAATCGGCGTCTGATTACTCTTTTAACCATAAATTCGGCTCTTTCGGAGGGTATGAAAAAATCAAACAGGATGACACCTTTGGGTATATCATGCAGGGTTATCTTTATTCTACTGCTGTTGGGTTGCCTTTTGGCGGTTGGATTGTAGTAAACAAAAACAATGGCGAGTGGATTATGTGCCCTGCGCCAGATGATCAAGAGCAAGATCGTAAGCAGTATATTGCTGATGCTAAAGCTCGTGCCAAATATCTTCTGTCGGACAAACCTTTTCGTAAAGAGTTCCAACCTGAAAAGGAGATGCACAAGGGTAAACCAACAGGTAACATGCTCATGCCTCGCACTTGTACGTTTTGTGGTCACAAAAGCAAGTGTTGGCCTAAAGCTAAGTTTGCACCGAAAGCAACCTCACGGGCTCAAAGTAGGCCGGGGACGTGGTATACTAAGTTAGCTAAAGAGAGTGTCGTGTAGTGTACGTCATATATTATACAGAGTTCACTCCCTCAATGCAGTTTCTGAATCCAAATACGTTCTTTGTGTATGTTGAGTCAGCACAGAAACGAGGAGGAAACGCTTCCGTTGTTCAGTTACGCAACAGCAGACAAGGGCTACCAATCACATTGGTCGAGCAGTATTTGCAAGACGACCTTATTGGTGCTCTACAGGGAGAGACCAGCGAACGTGATATGCGAACTATTGAAGAGCAATTTCAAAAAATAAATTTTATAGTCAGGAGTGGTGGAGTAGTATGGCTTCCAACACGGGAAATTCAAACACAGATTACCTCTTTAGAAAAATCATCCCCAAAGATGGCAGGGTACGCATTGAAAAGACTAGAACACCTGACGTTGAACTTCTCGCCTCCCAGCATAGAGTTACCGTAATGGCAGGGCGACACAGGTTTAGATCCGATTTCGAGTTACGTGTTGCACGTAAGTTGGCTGAAAACGGAAGAGACTTTGAATACGAAACGAAGAAGATACCGTTTCAACCTAAAATAAAAAACTACACACCGGACTTTTGGTTTCCTGAATACGGGTTCTATGTTGAGGCAAAAGGCAAGTTTGATGTAGCAGATAGAAGCAAGCACATACTTATCAAGAAACAGAATCCGGATGTCGATATCCGCTTTGTGTTCCAACGCGCAAGAAACAAAATTAGAAAGAACAGTAAAACCAGCTACGCTATGTGGTGTGAGAGACACGGTTTCTTGTGGGCAGAAGGTAGCATACCAGAGGAGTGGTTCAAATGAGCGACGACATTGAGAGCGAAATTGAGTTAGAAAAAAATTTCTTGTTACCAGACAGGTACTACGTTATACTCAAACCTAACAAAGAAGGATTTAGTGCAAAGGTATTTGACACAACAGGTGGATTGCTTGATGATGATGGCAACCCCCATCCCGGAGAAGTGGCAGTAGAGGGCATCCTTGCATTGCTACAGGCAGACATTGATCAAGTATTCTCCAGCGGTGTGATTGCCATAAAAGCACGTGAGCACTTTGCAGAGCAGGACGGTACGGACTATGAAACAGAGGGTAACATTATTCGCGTTGACTTTGGGGTCAAGCAGTGAACAATAAAAAAGATGTGGTAAACAGCCCACCACATTATAATCAGGCAGGTGTGGAGTGCATCTCTGCCATTGAAGCCGCAACAGACGAAGGCTTTGAGTATTACCTACAGGGTAATATCATTAAATACCTATGGAGATACCGCTACAAGAACGGCGTAGAGGACTTGAAGAAGGCTCAATGGTATCTCACCAAGTTGATAGAAATAAAGGAGAAGTAAGATGTCGAATCAGCTACCCACCATTTACCAGCAATTTATTCATAAATCGCGTTATGCCCGTTGGCTCCCCGAACATAATCGTAGAGAGACTTGGGAAGAGACTGTGCGCCGTTACATGAACTTTATGTGTGACCATCTCAAGAATGAGCACGGGTATGACGTTAACGAATTGTTTGCTGAAGAGTTGGAGGAAGCTATTCTCGATTTGAAAATCATGCCATCTATGCGGGCTATGATGACTTCTGGATCTGCCTTAGAGCGGGACAACGTTGTGGGATATAACTGCTCGTACCTGCCTGTAGACAGTCCTCGTGCGTTTGATGAATGTATGTATATCCTTATGTGTGGTACAGGTGTGGGCTTCTCTGTTGAGGAGTCTCAAGTGAGCAAGCTACCAATCGTGAACGAACACTTTGAGGAGTCCCCAACTGTTGTGCACGTCGCTGACAGTCGTAGTGGGTGGGCTAGGGCGTTCCGTGAACTGCTGTCTCTTCTGTACGCTGGGCAGATCCCATCAATAGATGTATCGTCCGTTCGCCCTTCCGGGGTTCGTCTGAAGACTATGGGAGGTCGTGCTTCTGGACCGGAACCCCTACTTGAGTTATTTAACTTTTGTATCGACATCTTCAAACGTGCCGCTGGTCGTCGTCTCAAAGCAATTGAGTGCCACGACATCATGTGTAAGGTCGGTGAAATCGTTGTCGTAGGTGGCGTTCGTCGTTCTGCACTGATTAGTTTATCTGATCTCTCTGACAGGGAGATGTCTCACGCCAAGTCTGGTAACTGGTGGGAGAACGATGGGCACAGAGCACTGGCTAACAACTCTGTATCGTACTCCAAGAAACCCGACATTGGAACGT